CAATCTTCCCTCCTCGCCGAAACAGTCGGCGATAGTCTTCAAAGGTTTTCACCATATAGGATGGAAAACTTATGATCCATCCAAATCCCTTTAACCTCGTCTTCTCGACGACTTCAACTATTAAGGCTCCTCGCCGTGAGGTGAAGGATGTGTATTGTTTCTTTAACGTCACTTAACTAAGCCGATGGCTTCAATATCGAAGCTTGTCACACCGTATTCATCATCAGCGTTGAAGTCATATGTCAGACTCGTGATCTCGAAATCTCCATCTATGTTGAGTTTGCTATCCTTTATCCTCACATATTGTCCCACGTTCAACATTGTGTCGGGAGGAAACACTTTGCATCCTACGATAACTTTCTTCTTCGGTAGAACCAGCATCAGTCCTCTTAGCAACGCCATCATTGAAACTCGCTCCACAATCTCAGGGTTTGAATGCACGTATTCACTGTAACCATAATTTATGATGCTGTCAAGGTCTTGGACTACGTTAAGCAGTTGTACCGCGTTATAGGTGCGATACCCATATCCAATCGTGCCTGTTAACACAGTCCAGTTTATACCATCTGCGGAGTAGGCTCTAGTGCTGGAGGTTCCTCCATCATGAAACCAGTTGAACGTGTTTCCACTGGATCCAGCTTTATACAGTATCAGCCAATGGTCCTTGCCGGTCTGAATATGCTCTACCCCTACATCGAAGATGACCCAGCCGCCTCCAGCTACTACAACACCCTCCTCCTGGCTGAAGGCTTTCAATAATGCGCCGGTAGGACTATTGCTTTTGTCCTCCCTGATTTCCCCACTGATTCTCACGTTCGGTGTTCCAGTTTTACCTGCATAAACCGCAACATACTGAAGATGTCTTTCTGTGGGCGTAAATTTTATGGCGCGATAATAATCAAACATGGTCTGGCTACCGCCTGAAACGGTTTCCTGATACTGATCTTTCTTGATCTCATCACCGCCTATTCCAAATATTCGGTTCTTCATATCTACAATACTATATTTAACTCGAAACGACTCCTCATCCACAATGTATCCTACTTTGGTTTGATCCCATGAGGATTGCGTAGTGTCGGCCAAGCATATGCCACTATGCGTGACAGCCGTGGCTTTGAAGTGAAGGGTTTTATCGTTTCCCACCCACCAGTTGCGACCACTCATCTCCGCCAATTCCTTAAGGATGTCGGAGGCAGGCTTATACTCCGCTACGTAAGCGGGAATCTTGATCGCCGTATTATCTACGTCCAAGGTAATGTTATCCTCATTTTCTATCGTAGGGTAGCCTGTAGGATAAGCGTCAATGTTTTGAATCATGAATGAAACCATCTGTCCAATTTCCGTCTTCGTGTCAGTGGGGTCTGCGGTAATCCCGTCGGCCAATCGATTTTGATAGCGATACATGTTAATAATGCGTTTCACGAGACGGGCGCCGAAATCGCAACCCGTCAATTCATAGGTGAGAATGTCTTTCGACGGGCGAACTACTTCTCTCTCTTCGACTATTCCGAGAAACATCTTCGTCCACGGCAACGACTTTGCACAGTAGATTTCAACCCTGTCCCCGCAATCTAATGAATTGAGTAAGGAGGCGTTGGAGTCTTCAATCTTTAACGAAAATTTTCCCATCATGCCTTCGCTTGTAAGAGTGAAGCCAACTCTCAACAGGTTAAAGTCGTAAATGCTGTTCAAAGGGTCGAACGTGTAGACTGTGGGTGTGGTGAGAACAACTTTGACTTGGATGGGTTTAACTTCCAATTACCTGAAAAGCCTCCCCACATTACGCCTTATACCCTGGCTCACGAGACTTACAAGATCCTCTTCAGAGCCTACGAAGCCCTGAATATTTACAGTCACATAAACATTACCTAAGCCTCCCGTCAAACCGGGTCTTCCCAATGGTCGAACTTCTTCTGGACCCTTTTCTCCGAGCAATGCTAATGTTGGCTCTGTAACTAATCCTCCTCGTGCGTAATGGCCTACTTCAAGATATTTCACCTGCTCCTCATATGTGGGACCGCGCCATGTGTCTCCACCCGTATTAACCATGGGCCATGATACACCGCGTATATCATAGCGGCCCGGTGACACTTCAACCGTTGTTCCAACAGCTCCTTTCGTTGCAGTAGGCGGCAGTCCGCCACCTATGGCACGTTCATATGCTTCAGTAGGCGTTAAAGCCGCCCAGGTTCCTTCTGCAATAGCTACAACTTCTTTTTGTGTTTCCTTCATAGTTGAAACAATATTATGTCTCCAGTTTTCAAATTTACTTTCAGACGTGTCCAAACCATTTGCTATTGCAGTGTTAATATCACTCATCATTTCAGGAACGATTGAACCACCGACTAGCCTATTCCAAAGGTCTCCAAATGCCTTCTTCACTTCATCGACGAAGCCTGTTACCCGTTTGACGGCGTCATCTACACCCTTGCTTATTGCAGTAACTATTCCATTCCAGATGTTTCCAGCTATTGTGAGGAGGTTGTTCCATATACCTTCTATGATGTTCGTGATGAAACGCCAGCCGCCTTCAATAGTGCTTCGCGCTGTTTCGACCCAGCCGCCTCCAGTGAGACTGGCCCATATACCTTCCAAGGTTCCTCTGAACGAATTCCAGCCTTCAGAAAGACGAGTCCATGTATCTTGAAAGCCTCCTCTCACCTGTTCATAGACTCCTCTGCTCCAAGCCCTCAGCTTCGCGTCAATATCTGTGACTGTGAATGCCAAGTCTTCGCCGAACCGTATCCACCCTCCAGCCGCCATCGTAGCAACATCGGCAAGTTCTCGGATGACTGGGGGGAGCTTCTGGACATCTTCCCTAGCCAGTTCTATTGCTTCACGCCAAGTGTTTGTGTCGGTTTTGAAGCGGTTGATGTTGATACCGGCGGCGACTACTGCGGCAATAAGGCCAACACCGAGTCCTACTGCAAGACCGCCGAGAACACTTGTCAGCGTTAATGTGGTGCCATGAAGACTCATCCAAGCACCTACTGCAACTGCAGTTTGAGCAATTGCTCCCCCGATCATGAGACTATATGTAGCCAATTGGAATCCGGCCTGTACCGTCTGATCACTCTGCTTTTTCTGTGCATCTTCAAGTTTCCTATTTGCATCGGTAAGTTTATTCAACGCTTCAATAGCTTGAGGGGAATCTTCGCTAAAAGTGGCTACAGCTATATTGTAATCTCTCTGCGCCTTCTCCACATCTGAGAGGGCGGCGGATAGTTCACCTGAAGAACCGCTTAAGGCAATCTGCAGAATGTTCCATGAGTCGAAGATGCCTCGAACATAGTTTGCTAGTGAACCGATTCTGCTAAGGCCTCTCTCAAGGGTTGCAAGTTGAGGATGAGCTGCACGCCACGCATTGACGGCGCGATTGGTTGAAGTTGCAACTTGAGCATTCGCCCGATCCATTTTGACGAGAGCGCGGTTAACATCTTCCGCCGACACTTCACCTTTCTTGAAGGCGGTGGAAAGGTTCTCAAATTGCGTTCTAGCTTGAGCCGCCCCTTCGACGCGAAGCTGATAGATGATTGGAAAACTCATTTAGACCCTCTCCATTTCTTGCACGACAAGATCGCCAAAGTTTCGCGCCTGAGACTGCACTGCCGGTCTCAAATATGGTCGAGCAACCATTTTACTCGTTCCATCTTCCACGAAGCCTGCGTAGGGCGCGGTGGCACCGACATCTACTGAATCTATGGTTTCAGCTTGAATACCGATGGTGCTTTTCAGGTAGCCGGTTCTAACGGGCACCGCGAGCTTTGCATCGTCAACAATGTCTTCAGCAATCCGTCTTAAGACAAGTTTATTCGCTGTTTCAATATGTTCTCCCAGCTCCTTCGTCTTGTCGATTGCCAATCGTAACCCTAACGCTCTAAGAGACCCCATAATATTCACCTAATTTTCTTTCAATATGATGTTTCTTCTCTTCCAGTTCCGCTACAAAGTCGAAGGCTTGAATATAGTAGGCATCCATTGTATCCACTTGCTCCGGTGTTATGCCTAGTTGAAGGTAATAGTATTTTCTCAGGATGTCTGCGGCTTCGGGGTGAAGCTTCTTTTTTCCAGCAATGAAATGTCTTCTGAGACTGGTTCTGACGGCTTTGGAGAGGCCCCGAAAGGGAAGAGTTTCAACCGTTCGATCTGCTCTGAAAGGAATTGAAATTCGTCAAATTCTAGTTCATCGATTTCTCCCGGTGACAGCTTCGGTTCGACAAGCACGTATCGAAGCATGATTCTTGACAATTCATCATTGGCTTCTCGAAGGCCTTTATAGCTGACTTTTCGCAATTTGTAGACTTGACCGCTGGGACTCTTTACTTCATACATTCTAGGTCACCGCTATTGCTTCACCGTCGATCGTGTACTTCTCTACGATTGTTTCATCTGCATCTGCATCTATAGTTCTATCCGTCAACGCGGTGAGGCTTGCATTTGTAATGGTTAACGTGCTTACACCTGTCTTCAAAACCCACGTCAAATTCTGCCTTGTATTCAACTTCAACGCTGCTTCCTGTGTAGTGCTCAACCATTCCTGCGTCAAGTCGCCCTTAATGCCTCTTTTCACAGGCAACTGGTACTTAGCAGTTTGACTTCCCATCACCCATTTCTGACTCAACGTTCGCTCAATAGTTACGTTGATGTCTTCGACTGGCAATGCGGAACCCCATGTGATCGGGTTTACTCCTCCATCATAGTAAGTCCAAGGCGGGTTTGTGTCAGCACTTGCATGTGCACCTGTTCCCTTGTAATCGCCTGTAGTGGGTGTGGTGATGCTGCTATGTTGCAATTCTGCGGTGACTGATAATGCAGCTTTATCAGGGTTGCCGGACAATTTTATTGATGAAATACGGGTCCCGAGTAATGTGATATAGTTTGTTGTTCCCGCCAGTTTGACGCTCATGCCCAGGGAAAGGCTTTTGTCAATGCTACCAGCACCGCCTCCAATCGCGTTAATACCGTATTTGATGAACATACTGTTTGCAATGGCGAACTCCAGGGAAGATTTGAAGAGCTGTTTCTTCTGAAGGATTTTGAATACGTCTTCGCTTCCAAGTCTGCGAAACTCATCTGCTCCCACATCCATTGAAGGACTCCATTTCGCCGTTTGCGCGAGAAACAGCATTGTCGGGTTCGTAGGCATCACACCATATGCACCATCAGTTTCTTCTACGTATTCCAGGTTGTTGACAACTAGGCTAGCATGAGTTGGTGTACTCATTCTGCCTCAACCTCTTTTTTCGCTACTGGTTGCCACGTTCCACATATGGGACAATGAAAATGCTTGAAGAGTTTGCCTTCGGATTCGACAACAAATTTGCCTTCACATCCTTCTACTAGATGCTTTAATGCTTCCTCAGCTTTTTCCATTCAATTGTCTCCTCGACGGAAGCAAAAGGGAAGAGAGGTTTTCTTTAACATGAAGTGACTTTGTTTTCTTCCCCACATTCACATTTCAAAGTGCAATCGAAGTTTAAAATACTTTCATCTAACACCATTATCACGGTACTACAGGCACGGCAGTGAAAGGAAATCATTCCTATATCTCACTCGCGTATTTTATGATAGCAGAGGACAACGTGGGTGACGCTGTGATATACTTCGCTTCTCACATCTTCTTCCGGGACTTCTCGAGGACCGTCCACGCTCATCCATGAAATGCCTGTGCCTGGAGCCTCCACTTTAAGCATCAACTGTTTCATAACTTCTTTCTCCAATTTCCACAGCTTATCCTTCCCACTGCCACCTTTCGCAAAGATGTGAACATCATGGCTGTCAAAGTAGCGCCACCGTGAATATCCTAGTGTCTTCAGCTTCACATCTTCATCTACCGGGCGAACGTGGACTTGATAATACGGGCTACCACTCCACCATGCTGTACCTATCAAAACACCGGTAGGATTGGTAACACTATGAATCTTAAGCTCTGCGTCCCCACTTGCACCTCCAGCAGGCCAACCGTTTTTCAAAATGTTGAGAATCGTAATATTAGGATCCTCTGAGAAGTCAGCGGCTTGACCAGCCAGCTTAATGATACTCAAGGTTCCACTAAGTCCCCGGTTTCATCATCCTTCAACGGAGAGGTGCGGTAGCCTAATGCAATAACTTTAACAGCAGTTGTAGCAGCTAGGTTCTCCAACATCTTCCAAAACTCTTCTCTAAACGTTTTAGCTTTGCCTTCTTGGTCTTTAAAGCGGTCTAGAATCATGGCTGCCGCGTAAATGTTGGATGCCATCTGAACCGTCTTATATTCTGCGTCACCGCTTGCCCAATCATCCTTTCCAAAATAGCTGTTTATGAGACTGTCCACGTAGCCGATAAAAGTGGTTATGTCAGCGTCAGGAACCTCGGCGGTGCTGGGGTTTCCAGCTAACGCCCGAACATCCGCCAACACGCCGTAAGCCATGTTTTACACCCTGACCCCCTGGTATTAGAGGCTACTTTTCAGGCTTCGTAAGCCCTCTCTTCATCGCTAATATTGCAAAGAACTGGGTGGAAGCTGCGATGGAGGCAGCATAAAATATTGAAACGCCAGGCAAGCCCACAGCCTGCATGCCTGCCAGTGAAGTGAAAAACGTGAGGAATGCCAGGATACCGGCGTCAACAAACGCGTCTGCCCAATTGAACTTCTTTTCACCCGGGTTCTCTGTCTCAATCTTCTGTCCTGTAACTGAAAGCATTTCTTCATTTTAGGGGAGATGGGTTTTCTTTAATCTGAAGAATAACAGTTGGGGATAACACCCCATGAGAATAATGCTGCTAGAACCTGGGCTTTCGTCCGAGGAGACCAGACAATATCTTGTTCACATCCCTTCCAGATCCATGCAAGTGTTCCAAAGAAAGCGGTATCAAACTCGTTGGGATTTTCCGAAATCTTTATGGCAAGGGATTTAAGAAGGTTTTTAGCAGACTCCGGCGTATAGTAGCCATCTGGCTTACCAGTTTCAAACTTGTTCTCCCGCCAGTCTGGCCCCGCTATGAAGCGAAGCATTCTGTAAAGCGCTCGTTTATGCCTCCACTCCGGAGAACGTATGGAAGGATTGTTTCGAATTATGAGAGGTACGAGGTGGAAAGGGGGACTAGCGTTTTGACAGTAGGTTTCCCCGTTCCAGGTTTGAATCGTCCAGTGATTTGGATAGTAGCGGAGACCGGGCCGCCATTTGATTAAACGGTTCTGAGGACTTATTACACCCATCCACATGTTGTCCACCTCCACAGTCGCATAGTCCCCCATGAGTTGAAGTATGTCCCGAGTAGCCTCTTCCTTCACCAGTATTTCATCATCGTCTATTATGAACAACCAGTCATCATGTTCAAGCCAGGGCCATTGAAGATAATGATTTCTCTTTTCAGCTTGACTCATCGCTGGAAGACGGACGTAGTGACAGGGAATTCCTATGTCATGGTAAATAGAGGATCCTGTAATTGTAGTCTCCTTCACACTGTTTTCACTTTTCGGCCAACCTATGTATGGTCCGTCGACCACTATAACATGGTCAACAAAACTTTTGATGGATTCAAGCGTCTTGGAAAGTGTTTTAGACGATTCGTATGTGGAGATGCAGCCGATCAAACGCATAATTTTTACCACTTAAACATCTTGATGAATCTGACACCATATTTTAATTGAAACTGTTTGAATATTGCTTCACAAGTATCAAACCCTATAAACCCCATGAGTTCGAAGGGACCAAGTTTATGGTTCAAGCCAAGGCGGAAGGCCAAATCAATAGTCTCGAACGTGATATGGTTTCCGGTCGAACCTCCTTTGTCTTGCTGCAAAAACATTTCACATGCTTTATCCAGCATTGTAAAGAGGATCGGGTTCACTATACGTTTTTGAATAGGTCTTTTACTGAGGCGCATGGCAAGATCCCAAGCCTGCTGCTCCGCTTCACGTGATGTGTAGACGGTACGTTCCACTTCAACCAACTTCATAACTGTAGGTGGGTTGAAGAAGTGCATTCCAAGGAAACGATGTGAGTGTGAAATGGCGTCTAAAGGAAGGCTGGACGTATTTGATGTGAACACGCATTTCAGTGGACAAATCTTTTCCAGTTCAGTGAACAGTTTCTTTTTCGCCTCTAAGTCCTCAATGATTGTTTCAATGATGAAGTCCGCATCCACGGTCAAGTTATTTTCCGTGGAATGCAGTTCAGTATGATGGATGAGACGAACGTCTAAGCCGTTCTCTTGCATTAAAGCATGTATACTCTTCCCCATTTTACCGGCACCGATGATGTAGATTTTCAACAGTTACACACTTTCACTTCTTCTTCTGAAGCGGAACCCTGATCTTCAGCTGGATGACCGTACCATAGACGGCCCGGGGGAACATCTTTCGTCACAAGAGAGCCTGCGCCTATTACTGCATAGTCGCCGACTTCAACGCCTGGAAGAAAGATGCAACTGACGCCGACGCGAACACCTTTTCCAAGAATGACTCCCTCCAAATTTTCACCGTGTCCCCTCCGCCTATACATCATTTCCTTATCATTTGAGAACACGGTGAAGGGGGCGATGAAACAGTAGGGTCCAATATACGTGTATTTCGTGATGTGACATTGACTGTGAACGAGAGTGTGTTCTTCAATGATGCAATCGCCTTCTGAGACGCTGAGACTACCGAATATAACGTGTTTACGCAACTTCGTTCCCTCTCGTAAAACAGCGTTATGACCGACAAAGACATTATCGTTAAGAACACAGCCGCCAAACATCACTGTGCCAGCACCAATTGTAACGTTATTCCCTATCACTGTCTTTTTTCCATTTAAAACGTAGGAGACGGTTGGCGCAATATTAACAGATTTCCCAATTACAATGTCTTTTAAATCAAAGTCTTCCTCGCCTTTTAACAGGGTCGAATCACTGAGAAGTTCACGTGTAGGAAACTCCTCGATCACTTTGTATTGACGCCACTTCTCCGTCTGACTCAAACCAATTCTTCGTAAAAGCCACGGAGTATTTTAACGACAGAAGCTGTCCTATGCTGTTCGGGAAACTTGGTTAGAATCTCACCAGATGGCCAGTAGAACACTTTCATGCCTAGTGCCAGGCATTCAAGATCGGATAACGTGAGATTTGTTATACCCGTGATATATTCAGTTTCAGGCTTCCAGGAGACCTCCATTTCAAAACTGCTCCAGAAGCCAGGCATACGCCAATATGGAAGCGGATGCATGCGACGATCCCAAATCACACAGTCAGGAAACTTCTCTAAGACCTGACGCCAATATGGTATGTGACGTTCATAACAGAGAGGCCATATGATACCTTTGCCATGATAGCTCGACAGTTTAAACAATGATTCATCAATAGGGTTAGGCAGATACTTTGCTTCATGGGGAAGATATTGTTTTAAATCCGGCGTCGCATACAAGATCAAGTTGGCAAGCATAGTTCTCGACAAAGTATCGTTGGACTTGTCTTCTCGAAGATTTTGGCCATGATGATGCATAACAATCTTCTTACCCGGATATTTTCTGCGAAGCTCGGGAAGCATCCAGTCTAAGCTGTGAACATGGATAAGGTCGAATTGTTCAGCATCTCTCAAAACTTTATTGAAAAGCATCTCACTTGAACTAGAGTATTCCACGACAGCATCTTCACCCACTTGAAACGGATCTAAGCCTCGACTGCTAATGTAAACCTTTGATTCAGGAAAATGACGAGCTAAGATGGCAGCTACCCTACCAGCATTTCACCAAACGTGAAGAATGTTCACGTTTTTGACACCACCACCTGCCTTCGATAGGCATGATAGCACTCTTGTGAACAGAATTTCTTTAATCTGAAAAAACAAGGGGGAACCCTAGAACCCTGTCTAGGGTAGGTTACGAGGTTTAGGCAGTAATTCCGGTTAGATCGCGGGCTGCGCCTGTGTTGACGTGTTTGCCTTCACACCATTGGCGGATTACGTAGCCTTCTGCGCCACGTAGCTCGTCACGGTATTGGGCTGCTTCAGTGGGACCGTCTGCTAATATGTAGGCTCCAGCCGATTTGGATGCTACGGTTGCGATTGTCGCCGTCTTTGCCGCGTCGATAATTATGTTGACTACGGGGAATCCTACGAGGTTGACTACTCTGCCATCCTGCTTCAATGCGACATCAAGCTTCAAGTTGTGGATGAAAGTGTTGCTCATAAATTCTTGGAATGCTTGTGGATGGACGATGAGAGTGTCAGCTTCAAAGCCGTTGTCCCATATCGTGGTCATGACGGTTTGAATCTTCGCTGTTGGATCGTAGCTGCTCATGCCGTGAGTTGCGTTTATTGCGCCCCAGTCTTCTCCCGTCACGTCGGTAGCACCCTCTATGATGGCTGCGAGTTGAGTGTTCTCCAATTTCTTCAATGCTCTTGCAGCATTCTCAATTTGAAGTCTTAATACGTCGTGAACTGATTTCTTCCCTGCCTCATCTGAGAGTAGGATATGGGATACGTTCTTTCCAGTTGTGGCTAAGTCGAAGTTGGTTCGCGCGAAAGTCATCTTTGAGATATCTGCTTCAACAAGCGGTTTCACCCGTGCTTGAGCACTGAACTTTGTCGCCAAGTCCACGTCTAAGACGAGTTCAGGAGTCTTGATGGCTTGGAATGCTTCTCTGCACCTATATTCTCTGAACTCTGTCCCCAACACTTTGTCTAGAATTACGACAGCTTGAACTGTGCTTGTGGTAACGTCGCTTAGGTCGAAGACGCCTCCCCTTCGAATCTGGCTTCGCATCTCCGCAGCAGCGCGAAGATACTTACCTTCAGGGGCGTCGAAACCTTTCTTGCAGATGTATTCAGCGTCAGGACCCGTTTCACCCAGTGTATACTCCTTCAGTTCCGGGTTATACCATACTGATGCTCTAGTCATGGCTAATCACTCAACCCCAGCTGGTTCGGTATCAGCAGAATCTTACCTGTACCGTCCTTTGCAATGGCTTCAAGAACCATGCCGACGATGAGCCTGTTTGCCGTGTGGTTTGCCTTCACGTAATTCGATGAGTAGTCGGTTGTTCCGGCTTTCTGCACATCCCAAGTGCTTGCTTTTGGTATTACGTAGTCGCCGAGTGTGAGTGCTCCAATGTTGCCTTCATCCATTTGTACGACGCCTTCAATGAGGACTCTCCCAGAACCGGATTTTGCGATAGCTTCAACCGCTACACAGTAAGGTGCAGTATCGGAGTCAGCAGTTACTTTCTTGACTAAGCCTGCCCGTATGATGCAGAGATCGCCTTTCACAATGGCTGCAGTGCCATCCTCTGTGAGGGTGATGTATCTTGCACCGATTTCTGATACAACGTTTCCTCTTGCCATGTCTACTCACCCAACAATTCCTTTGCGAAGTCTGCAAGCGGGTTCTCTGACTGCTTCTGACCAGCACCGTATGAGATTGCGGCATTACGCTTCGGTGTCTGAGCTGCTTGAACCATTTTGTTAAGTATAGCTTCGAATTCTGCTGCCAGAGTGTCCAGAAGTTTCGCTCCATAGGCTTTCAATGCTTCAACATGGCCATCTTTTTCCTCAGCCTTCAGTAGACCGATCTTCACTTTGAGGTCCGCCACCTTTCCAGCCTTCTCTTTGACTTCTGCTTCTAGTCGCTGCTTCTCTCGTTCCTCGAACTCTTTGTTCTTTGACTCTGCTTCCGCGAGCTTTGTTTTGAGTTTGCCTAATTCATCTTCATTCATATGTTTTCGGCTCTCAAGAGTCGAGGCCTTTTCTTTAACATGCTTCAGTGAAAACTGTGATTCATTAGAGTTAGGGTACGCCCCCTTATATAAATTTAGAAAGCGGTCCCAAGCGTACGCATAGAGGGAATCGGTCTTCATCTTCTCTGCAATCGCTTTGTAAGCTTCCTCCTCAGTCTTCCAGAGGCCCGCACTCATCCCATGTTTGACGGTGCGGTTCTTAATGGCTGCACAAGTCTGCTTTGCCATTTCTTCATCATAACCCTGCTCCTGCATCTTCGCCATGCATTCATCCCATGGAAATGCTTGAGCCTCCAATTCACATGGTAAGCACGGTTGTTTTACAGCGTCGATGAACGGTTGAAGGGCAGCTGAGAAATTACATAGCTTTACATTGGGGGCTTCACAGGTCCCTTTGACACCAGCCTTTCCACCATATGCGGGTTCTGTAACGAAGGCAACATGGCTGAAGTTGAAGTCTAGAACCACATCACCTTGATTTGTCTTCTTGATCGCATTGGGGTCGACTTTGATTTGAGGGCTCACCCATTTCCATTCACCAGATTTGATTTTAGTCCAAACATTTGGGTTAGCAATGTCAGCGATACCCCATGCAACACCGTTTGAGCCGACGCTGATGAATTCGCCAATCTTATGATCTTCTTCGAATTGTTTTACAGCTTCATCATTCTCGGGGTCGGGACCATGGCCAGCTTCAGGAGGACCCAGTAGAGGACGGCCTATGAGGCTGCGGAGATTCCTCTCTAATGATTCACGTGTAATAGCCCATTTGTTCTTGTTAAAGACTTCATCATCTATCGCGAAGACTTTGACGAAATGTTTGTCATCTTCTTCGTAAGCGTTGAAGCTGGCATCATAATTCAGAGTTCGAGGACCCTTCACATTTGCGCCGAAATGTTCTTTTGTTCCCTCGGGACCGTGATACCAAGCCCAACCGCAGAATGCGTCTGGATCAGCTACACCAGGCGGAGCTTTACTGATGCAGTTGTCCCACCAATCTTTCGATGGTTTCTCTTGACCGCTTAACACTTCAGCACATAAGTAAACTTGAACGCCGGGTGCAAGCTCTTTCATCCCCATTGCTTGTCCACAGTCTTCCGGTGGAAACTGTCGGATGCGCCAAGTATTCTCTGTCTCTCTGGAAGTCTCAGTTTTGAAGTCATGTTCTCTGCACCATGTTAACGCACTTTCACGATCAAACTTGCTTTTGTCAAAGATAACAGTTTGAACTCGTCCCGCTTGACCATCAAGATCTCGTTGAAGAGCACCGCATATCTTTTTTGCAGACTCTTCATCCTTTCCTTTACTTACCTGATCTTGAACACAGTCATCAAAATTCTGGTATGGACCGAATGGAATACTCGATCACCGTCTAGTCAAAACACGTTTCGTTTTCTTTAACGCGAGAAAAGAGGAGGGCGTACCACTACCCTAAAACTTGATGGATGGGATACGCCACACCACCCCTATAAAGGTGGTTCATCCATCAGGGGAAGGCTTGGGCAGCCTTTACCCCGTTATTTGACCCGGCATGCCTACACTACACCCTACCCTCTGGCCTCAGGATAGGGCGAGCTAAACCAAGATGACGGTGTTATTTAAGCCTCTTTCTAGCGGCGTGGGAAAAGGGGCAAGACAAAATGAGCCCGCTCCCTTTTTCCCGACCTTTACAAGGGCCTGAAGCCCCTATTGCCGCTTTTCTCATTTATTTTAAATGGTTATTTAAGTTTCTTTCCAGCCTTTCGCCGTCATCTTATAGTTGTAGATTCTGCGCTGCTCCTCATACAGTTTTGTATGAAGAAAGCTAAGGTGGATGAGAAAGAACTCGTTTATGCGTTTCGCTTCACTGGTTTGATCATACCGTTTTCCTTCAAGATCTTTGATTATCCAATGTGTTTCTTCATAATGCATTCCAGGTTTGTAGCGGAGGAGGCGGGGATGTATCCAGGGAATGGGGCGGTAAACCATTCTGGATCCAGGTTTAATGTCGATGTAGTGAAGGGTCCAGCAATCGTACTCCACCATGTCTCGCGCTCTTTCAAAGCCTTCTCGAATCAGGCCGATGGCGATTTCATCTGCATCTATGAGGAGGGCAATGTCACCGGCTTCAAGTTTCGAGAGATTTCGGTTCTTCTTTTCAACTTCACTTAAACGGGGTGCAGCATCATACTCAATATTCAACCACTGCTTATATCTTTCGATCACGTGAAGAGTCTCTTCATCTGAAACATCATTCTTCGAGGGCCAGTCCTCATAAGCTCCATCCATGATGAGGACTTTATCAATGACGCCGATCAAGCTTTCAAGCGTGTGAGCAAGAGTATAGGGTTGGTCAAAGATGCTTACAAGGGCGCAGAACAATTAAAGCCCCAGCTCTTTAAACGCGAGCTTCGCCTCTGCCGCTATTTCCTTCAAAACTGGAAGGAATTTCTCAAGGGATTTACCGATGTAGAGGCCTGGACATTCTTCAAGCGCATCCTCCAAGTAGCCGACATTCTTTTTGCCGTCATAGTGGAACGGAAACATGCGGCAGGGATGAGGACGATTCTGATAAACCGTGCATCTTCCATGATCATTAAGGAATTGACATTTTAGGCATAACTTGGGAAGGGGGGTGGACTTCTTCATGGAAAAATATGGAAAGGTATATTTGTCTCGAGGAAGCAAACTGAGGGTTGGAATATGACAGCATTTCGTGCACCTCTTACATCGCCAGAAAAGAAACTGGTCGCCTTCGCATATGGGGATGTGAAATACTACGTCATCCACAATGATTCGGCGCAGCCCTTTAATCTTCAACGAGTAACAGGGCGATAAGCTTTCTCACTTTGCTTTTTAACTTCTTAATGTTCGTGACACGGGCGATAACTGGAATCGTTGCTGAATGCTCGACTTTCTTGCCTCCGGTTACAGGCATCCTCTGTGAGCCTGTCAGTGTGACGCCGCCGGACATTTGAAGATGTGAAGAATGTTTCACCGTCTTCCCCGCTGACAATGGTAGTTCTGCTCGGCCCGTTCTCCTTACACCGCCCCGTATCCACCAGCGTTCCCAACGTAGGATTCGTCTTCCAAGTAACAGGGGAACTAATTCGTAGTTCTCCTCTTCCACTAGGATGCCGGGTCCTTCGGGGAGAAGTCTTCTCGGGATTCTACGTCTGTCGCCGATGCCACCCGTGATCTTTGACTCCACATTATATCTGAGAGTATTGAGGAGGCTGGCAAGTCCTTGAACCCCGTATTTGAAAGTTCGAAGATGGCTTGCGAAGTTTCTCACGTTGTATTTGAGGGTGAGGAGAACGCTGACGCCTAAGCCCATTACATCATAAATGAAGGTTTCAATGTCACCCGCTAGGTTGCACACATCATATTTGAAGGTTCTGAGAGAGGAAGCGAGACTTCTCACATGATATTTGAGTGTTCCATACTGGCTTACCGTATTTCTAACGTTATACTTGAGGGTTTGAAGGACGCTTCCCAACCCTCTCACATCGTATTTGAGCGTGAAAAGCCTGCTAATCAGATCACGAACATCATATTTCAGAGAGCCGAGCCATGCGACTGTGTTTCTCACACTGTATTTGAAAGTGGGGATGACACTCGCTAAATTCCTCACATTATACTTGAGAATCCTGAGATGACTCGCCAAGTTGCGAACATCATACTCGAACGTTGATAGTTTGCTAGCGAGGTTTCTCGTATCATACTTGAATGTGAAGACGCGGGCTACGGTTCCTAGCGCAGCTTCAACATCATAGATGAAAGTCTCAAGGTCTGAAGCAAGGTTTCTAACGTCATACTTCAGAGTACCGAGACGACTTACGAGACCGCGAACTGCATACTTCAGTGTCCCAACCTTGGACACAATGTTTCGAATATCATGTTTGAACGTAAAGAGTCGGGTGATGAGAGCGTTCACATTATATTTGAAACCAGTTACATCGGAAGTGAGGTTGCGAACATCGTGTTTAAATGTCCAATAGCGGTTTGCGAACAACGCTCGCACATCATACTTCAGAATTCTAAGCGAGGTGATAAGACTGTGAACATTATACTTTAGAATGTTGGGACGATTCACTAAATCACGAATATCATATTTTACGGTTCCAAGGGCAACAGCAAGCCCACGGACATTATACTTCAGGGTGCCCAGTTTTCCAACTGCATTTCTCACATCATGTTTGAATGTAGTGATATCGCCCGCGAGATTCCACACATTGTATTTGAGAGTTCTAAGAACAGTAACAAGATTGTTTACGTTGTATTTCAATGTCGATAGTTTTCCAGCAAGATTCTTTGCATCGTATTTGAAGGTGAAGATTCGGTTGGCGACAAGATGTTCAACATTGTAGATGAATGTCTCAACATCGGTGGCTAGGTTCTTAACGTCATACTTCAGGGTTCGAAGATGGCTTGCGAAGTTTCTCACGTTGTATTTGAGGATTCCCAGTCTTGACGCAAGACTCCGAACGCCATACTTGAGGGTTCCTAATCGGCTGATGAGATTGCGAACATTGTATTTGAGAGTGTAAATCTTTGTTGCTAATCCTCTAACATCATACTTGAGAATGTAGGTTCGAGCAGCAGTTAGAACTCCCGAAACAAGAAAGGCTACTGAACACCAGCAGGCTGAGATGAAAGTATCCTGTGCACCTGTATTATCGTGCTTTGCTCCGATCTCAAAGGCGTCAAATGCGGCTTGAGTCCAAGCTGTGCCGGAAGGTCTGGTAGCATTGTAGAGGTTGAACCAAGCATACGAAGTAGCTAGCGTCTGAGTGGTCGGATAGTCTGTAGCATTGTCTCTTACGAGAGATTGATGAACCGCAGCACCACCTGTCCCTCTCTTCATCCTGAACCAAGTCAAGACGGCTTGAATCGTATCTCCAGCGGCAAGACCAATGGTTGCAGAGTCTTGAACATTGTAGCTATCTGCCGCGATAGATGCGGCAGCATGTTGATTGTAATCTGTATCTGAGAAGGGTATCTCATTCACGTTATCCCAGTGAGCCGCCACCCCGACAGGAGTATCAAATGCGGTGTAAGTTCCTACAGCATTCGGCTTACTGGCTAAAACACGAATGTCACCAAGGTCTGTTGTTGCAGTTGAAGAATCAAAAATACAATCGTCAAAATACATGCTTGTTGTAACCGCACTTATAACACCAAGGTCGTAGATCACAGAAGGACCCCTAAAATTAACGTTAGAACCCGTAATTTCTGAGACCCCATTTAGATATACGACTGCATTATTGCTGGGGTCTTCACCATAACTTATACGATACCAAGTTCCAGTTGCAAGCTGATGACTTCCTGTTCCTTTCAAAATATCAGCCATATATAACTTCAAATATCTATCTGAAGTAAGCCTAACATTCCCATAAAAAGTTGTGCCCCAATAAGCTTGAAATATTTTTGTTTCCGCACTAGGCCCTGATTCTATGTATACATAGAAGCTGAATCGGGCGACACTAAAACCAGTCTTTTCAACATATCCTACATTATAAATACACAATGCGTAAAGCCCAGTCTTTACAATAACATTTTGTATTGAAATGCTCCCTAATGTTGTAGTCCATTCGTAAATGTTGCCAGCTTCAAACCCTGAATGAAATGTGAGTGTCATCTCAATCCCACCCACCAATCGTCGAGAATCGGTTCAACACTGCAGCGTATTTCGAAATCTAACGGACTGAGGCTGAAGATGTGCACCCTCACATACATCGTAACGGTGATTAGCTGATTGCCTTCTATCCGTTCATTAGGTTGCAAGACGCCAAGCTTGACGGGATCATCGGCAGCTATCTGACTAAGAGGTATCTTATCCTCATACCATCCTTGAAGAATCTGATTGACCTTGCTTTCCACCGCAGCTATGTTGCCGGTAGGAAAACTAGCTTTCTTCAGTTGCAGAATACCTCTACTGGATGTCTGGATGGTTATTCCATCGCTTCGGTCTATGCGAACTACATCTAGGCTTGGCATCCCAACCTACCTTAGCGAAGAGACTGGATGAAACCGTGTATCTACTCGGCAGTGTCGCCCTCGACTTTGATTTGGAATTGTGCAGCATCCTTGGCTTCCGTGTTAGCGGGTGCAAGTCTTTTAACCCATATACCATATCTTTCACCGGCAGCTACGTTTCCAAGACTCAATCCACCCGCTTTATTCGCTGGCTGACTGAATGTAGGACCGACTGGAGCCGTACTTTCATCTGCAATGGTCTCCATCGTTACATTCTTACCTTCATCACAAAGTGCAATCCAGATTTGCTCTTTCGTTGTACGTGCATTAGGTTGTGCTTCAATCCATATCTTCGCGCTCTCAAGAGTGAGAGTACCATGAGTGTTCTTCACATAATATCCTCTGTATTCAGTATCACCCGCCAAAGCCTCATCACCTGTGATCTTATCGTATAGATTGTGAAGAGTGTTATCCACAATCTCGGTTGTGCTGATTATGCCACCCAGTGATAGGTTTGGATCAGTGTTTGCAGCTCCACCGCTCAGATACGATTTAATGTCCGTGCTTATAATAGCCATTTCAACGTCTCCGTGTCACATAGTTTTCTTTAACGTCCAGACCCGCTTCAAACACTTCATCCTCAAACTGTTCTGTCGGCGTGAATGTGAGCGCGACCATTTTTGATTCGCCAGCCGCTAATGTTAAGTCGCTACCTTCCACTTTCACTTCAGGATGAGGACATGAAACATGAACTCTGATTTCACTACTCTTCGTATTCTTCACCCATACAGCTTTCATCACGTTGGAGCCGACTTCAGGGTTGCCAAAGTCCAAGCCCTCCAGAGGCTTCTTACATTCCGCATCCATGAACAGTTTAACATATTTAAGAGGCAACTACTTCACCTTCCCCAATGCTTCAGCCAACAGGTTAAGCCTCTTCTCCTCGAATTCCATTTTCTTAGCCTCACCGAGGGCAGGAGGACCCTCTTCCACAGGTGAAGGTGCAAGTTCTTTAGGCGGCTCATGCTTTTCACTAATCTTCAAACTATTCCACATATGCTTCACTTTGACGGGGGGCTTCTCCTCTTCCTTAGTCCCCAGCTTCAAGCGGATGAGAGGCGTATACCACCGCTCTTCAATTTGACGGGCAAGCTGTCGTTGAATATCAGCTATAGGACCGTTGAGAAACATCTTGGCGGCGACTTCTGACTCTGTGCTTCCAATTGACAAGCCTTCTTTTATGCCACGGTTCAATAGTTGACATGGAACCTGGAAGTTGCCGATGATTTCAAGGTCAATGTTTCGTAATGCTGTTATGATTTTATCAAGGTCTGGGGAAATGTCAATCTTCACGAACTCTACATCTTGGTTGACGCCGATAAATTTGCCGGGTGCAAGCACAGCTTTATCCACGTATTTCTTGATGAGTGCGCCTGCTTTCGTCTCATCCATGCGACCCGTATCAAACTTTAAGATACCGACTGGAGCCCACAATGATTTCGCCGTCTCCTTAATGGCTTCCTGATAGAGGTAGCGACGTGTCTCCAAAGTGTCTATGACAGGTTCGATCTCGCTTAACCCCACATATTCGCCATACACAGCATCCTTTGTAAAAAATAACACATCTTCAGGAGGAAGCTT